GAATCGTGGGTGCATTATGGTAATATCCTTATTGCCTACAGTGGCATTGTGTACATACCAAGAAATTACCTGAATGTATTAGCCTGTCATCATTACAAGCTACACAAACATCGGTAGACGGCACATACTTTACCTGGTCGTTCTCTATGCGCTCCAGGTAAGGTCCGCCTCGTAGAATTTCAACGTATCCCATTATTCGCCCCCCTTTCCGCTTTCCGTATCATCTGGCCAAAACCAAGTGCCAGCAGCTGTAAGTCTTGCCCACTTAGCATCGCACTGCTCTGCTTTCGGTGCTGTGCAAACATAACCTGCGTATGGTTTACCAGTCTTAGCTGTGCCTTCTTTTTTTACCATATCACCGTGCCTGCAAGTAAAACTAACATCGACCACTTCAGCAATTTGAGTAATGCTTTCCCCAACAGACCAAGCAACAGGTTTAGGCTCGTTGCTATTATCTTTAGACTGTGCATCAACAATATGTAACGCATACTCCATCGCAGCTGATTTAGATCCTGGTCTGCCATATTTAGGTCTAAATGGTTCGGTTTGTTTTTCACTTACCCTAACCATTTCTTCTCTACTTGGTCCATTTTTTTCAGTACCGATATTAGCCGCTTTAAAAGCAACGCCTCTAGCCGAAGTCTCGCAATTTTCCAGCGCAAAATCTCTATTGACACCCCTATCGGAAATGACCTCTTTGGCGTGACCTGTTGCGAATGGTTTTTCATCAGCTGAGTCCCTAAATAATTCACATACAACAATGACTCTAGTGTCTGACTCCGAGATAATCTTTGTTCGTACTGCTCCATTTGGATACCTTTCCCAAAATATATTTGATCTTTCTTGAACTGTGGTGTAATCCTCTAGGTTAAATGCCATTAGTCATCCCCCCAGGTAAAATTGATGTCGGCTTCTGCATCAAGGACTGTCTGGTATATCGAAATGTAAGCAAGTGCATCGATGATCGAGTCACTGTGGCCTGGAGACTCAGTAAGCCTAGAAACCTTGACGAGCGCCATACATAATGCGACTTGACTAGGCGTAACTGGATGGTCGAGGTATGCCGACCACAATTCACTGATCCTTTTATGGTTTGTGTAAGGGTGACCATAGACCGATCCCCTTGTATGCACCAAGTCGACAACATCTGCCAGCAGCTTCTCAGTTTTTGTCATAGTCAAATACCTCATCTGACTTTGCTTTGTTTTGTATCATACGGCGGTGCATATCCCAGCCATCTTTACGGCCTCGCCAGTAATGTGTTTGTTTCATATCATCTATACGCATTAGCACCAGCCAATACGCCATACTTAAACCAATAAATAAATAAACTGCGATTTCCATAGTCATTTTGTAGCCCAATCTATGCGCACATACTTTGTGGCACAGGCATAGTGTTGCACCTGTGTATGACTTTGTGGATTATTTAAGGCTGTTTTATTATAACGATTAGATAACGTTAATGTCGTCGAAGTCGTCGATATGGTCGTCAATAGTGCGCTCGACGTACTCTGTATTAAGCCCCATAGTGTCTGCCTAATGCTGTGAATGAGCCATCCTTGTTTATTGGCACCAGGGTTGGTGTCAGGGTCTTACCTACGGCTTCTAGTATAGCAATACCCATCTGCCAATTAGCGCTTCCATAGCGTAAATAAGAGGCTTTTTTCCTATCCATAAGATTACCTACCTCAACCCCATATAAGGCCCTGTAATGGCTTCCTACGCCCTCTGCATAGGCACTCATACCTAGTCTGTGGGTGTGGCCACACAATACAGATTTACCCCATTTTTTAGCCAGGTTAAGAGCTGTAATACCAGCGTGCTGAGACATATTGCCTTCATCGCCGTGGGCCAACATCCAGCCTGGGTGAAACTCATAAGCGGTTTTGTGGTACTCCATACCCATATCCTTGAAACCCATAAAGGCTGGGTACTGTAGTTCGGGTAGGCTGATTAAGCCAGGGACTTTTAGTAAAGTGTTATATAAGCGATCAGTATGATTACTGCGGATAATATGGCACTCTCGGCTGTACTCACTGAGATCCCACAGTATCGACTTAGTAAGTTCCCGATCATCGTGAATGGTTTGCCGATAAGCCAGAGGTGTGCCCTCAGCCCACTTGCTAATTGTATTAAAATCAATTTCATCCCCGACCACCAATACTGAATCAAACTTCTCCCGCCTTGCTAACTTGATAACATTCTTTACAGCTGCTTCGTGATGGAAGGGCACCTGTAGGTCGGATATTACTAGCCAACGCTTAATCGTCATCCTCATCAAAATCGTCAAGTGGATTCTTAATAGGATCTTTTGTATCTACAATCCAATCTGGATAACTTGACCTATCCATCGCAAAGGCTAAAGCTGTGCCCTCATCCATTCCAGATTTACGGCACGCCATATAAACCTCATTAGCTGCTATTGCCCAAAAATCCAGTTTAGTAAGTACAGGCTCTTTAGTAGTCCTGCGCTTCCTTACTGGTTTTTTCTTTGGTTTGCGTTTAGTAGCCATACTTAAATTATGACTTACTGATTAAAATAAAGAGATCATCGACACGCTTTTCTAGCCGTGTTAATTGATCCTTCATACTAGAGCCACCATTTGGGCGTAACTCATTAAGCCAGCCTTTAACTAAAAAACGTAATCCTATTAGACCGCCTGATAGCACGGCCATAACGCCAGCGCCAAAGCCAGCCCATTCTGTAGGACTCATTTTTCATTAGCACCGATGCCATAAGCACTGTCGGATTTATCTAAAGCCCTAGCTGCCGGACCTGCTAGTGCTGCAACAATTACAGACACAGCAGGATCTAAACCTAATTCATTACTTGCTAAGAATGTTAATAACGATACAAGCACACCTCTAAAGTATGATTTTAATATTGCTTTTTGTTTCTTACTGATTTTCATATTTTGCCTCCTATTAGTGGTATATCGAACGGCCTTGCATCTGTGTCGCCTAACTTTGTAAAGCTAATATGTAAATGTCGCTTGTGGGGATTCACGCCAGAATACTTACGCCATTTCCAGTTTAATATCTTCGAGCATATTCTCCCGTTGTAGATGACGTATGATAAACGTTTATCTGATTTCCCTGCGATTCTGATCTGGTCAGCCAGATAAGGTGCGAGGCTATCGGATGACTCCAACCTAGAATTAATATCAACTGCTCTGACCCACCCATTTGCGTCTGGATTATGATCCGATTTTCTGGCGGAATGGCGACTATCGCCCAACCATCCTTCTGGACTCTTAGTACTCCGATCTGGAAACCACGTATCAACTTGATCTCTTAACTGCACACCAGCTGCACATAACTTTGGTTTCATTATGCGACAGGTTTACCTAGTGTCAGCCCTTCAGGGATTGGCTGGCTATATTCCCATTTGGCAATATAAGCACCAACGCCATCACTGTCATCTCGTAGATAAATACCTAAATCAATATAGTTATCTGTTGCATTAATTTCAGGATATGCCTCAATAATTTTTTGCCATAGTTCCATATTATGCTCCTATCAAAGAGAATGAGAAATAGCAAGCGCCAGGGTCGCCATTGTTTCCGATAATGTTAAGGTCTCCGCCTGAATCTTGGAATGTTGATATTTCAAAATAATCTGCAACTGCGCCATAGACAATATCTGAATAAAAAACTGATGTATAGCCACCGCTATTGACAGCTCTAATTATATTAAGATTGTAAGCACGATTAGTTCCATTTTTTGCAAGTGTAATTACTCTTTGCCCAGTGCCATTTGCTGCATAATCAAGAGTTACGTTTATTTGATAATACCCTGCTTTACCAGAGGGAATTGTAATTCTTGTAGTATTTGATGAGTTATCGTGATAACCGCCAACATCAAAGTCTTCAACATTCCAAGTAACCATTGTGTCAGTGTTGTTTGCAATGGTTTGCCCAGCGCTTTTAGTTAATCTTGCACCTGCAAAACTTGCACCACTAGCGGGCGTTGCCCAACTTGGGATTCCCGCAGCCACTGTCAGAACTTGTCCTGTGCTACCAATACCTAATCTTGCTGGAGTTGATCCGCTTGATGAATAGATAGTGTCGCCAGTAGTTGTCATTGGGTTAGTCATACCTGTTGTATCTAGGTTTGCCCAAGCGCTACCTGTGTAATAGGTGGTTACGTTTGTGTCTTTAAGATATGCAAAATTACCTTCTTGTGGTGAGGTTACAGCTGCATCTCTAGCAGCGGCACTTGCAAAAACCCAAACGCCTTGCATTAAATAGCCATCGACATCGGCTGCGGTCAAAACCTCGCCTGTCGCAAAGTCCTTGAATCCTAATCCTGCTGCCATTTTTACTCCTTAGTAACTAAGCACATTATAGTCTAAAGTGCCATAGATATTGTTATTTAAAATTAGAGCGTCTATTACAGGTTCTAAGGTCGTAAAGACCACTCTAAAGCTGTTGGGTGTTATGACGTTTTGCACGCCAAATATCTGCAAGGTCTTATCTAGGGTAGATCCACCTGGTTGGGTAGTAACCACCCTGATCGGATCAAAGAAGTCAAGCTCTAGGGCTGCAATTATGCCTGCGTTGTAATTGTTTGTGTATAGGTCTAGCTCGATGGAATCGCATCGCACGCTAGTCTCGGCACGGCTGGCTGTATAAGCCTGGGCATAGTCCAGCGCCACGGAATCGCTCTGCATTAAAAGGTCTTGGATCTGGTAACTATGGATAAAGTATTTATCGATTGACGGCTGGTTGATAGCGGTCTGTGGCGTGCCACCTGTCCTAGTAACAGTAGATGAGTTAAAGATTAGGGTATCGTCTAATTTCCAGTTGGCGTTAGCGTATGGAATACCTGTGCCATTATCGTTAAAGGTAGTTACTGTGCCACCTATTGAGCCAGCGGTTACAGCTCTATCTTGAAATACAAACTCCCCATTAGCATCTACATATAGTGCCCCATATTCTGACTGGGCTACAGTTTGCAAGGCGCCTAGTGAAGTGCGTAATGTGCCTGGATCATTTTGTAGTGTAGTTAGACCTGCATCAATATCACGCATAGTTGGTGGCCAGTCAATTTGATCTAATATCTGGTTAATTCTTGTGCCTGATAAGTCGCCAGCGTTAGCACCTGCCACAGTAGTGATCTGTGCATTGTTGGCTAACCTTGATGCATCTACAGCTTGTATGGTTGTATAGGCTACTTCTGTAGCATCTTTAGGTTGGGTATTAACATAGCTTGTAATAAAACCTGAAAATATAGGATAAGTGGTAGCGCCATAGGTTGCAGTAATCTGTACCTTCTTCATCGGTGTTAAGTCGGGAGCGTAGGGACTTAGTGGGTTAGTCGGGTTAAAATCACCATTTTGATCTACTATGCGTAGCGTTAATTGG